ATTTGATGATGCGAGTTAAGAGGTCATTCATGTCCATCTTAATCTATATTTGTCCGTCAGATTTTTTGTTTGGATAGATTATGCGGTTTTTTCGGTCTAAAGTTAGCAGATGATTCAGAAGAAGAAGAATGAGTAATAACGTTGACGAGGATTTTCTAGCAGAGGACCCTGAGATTTCTAGTCAGAAGTTTGTGCTACTGAGTTTCCTCAGTCCTGAGAAGATTCTTGCGCAGAAGGATGTTTTCATGTTTAACAAGTTTCTACACGACTATGACCTACAGTGGAAGACGAGCAAGCTTGAGGCCTGGATGGGTCAGCAGCTTCAAAGCGTAAATACGCGCCTAGAGAATCTTGCCGGTAGCCTGGACAAGGTTGATTTAAGCGGGGCGGCAGTAGAGGTGAGGAACTCTCTTCTACGCGTTGACCGTTTCGTTGAGGAGTTTCAGCAGTATACTCGTAAGAATATGAGTGAGCTAACTCAGTCAGAAATCAAGAAGGAGTATGAGGATTTTCTATTTAAGAATTCTGAGGCTCTGGAGGAGGAGTTTTTCAAGCTGAACGACTTCCACACAACCATTCGCGGCATTAAAGTCCGGGGTGTATTTGCCTCTGAGGCGGAGGCATCGATGAAGGCGAAGCGTCTACAGAAGTCTGACCCTACATTCAACATTTACCAGGGGTCTGTAGGAAAGTGGATGGCCTGGGAGCCTGATCCGAATCGTGTGAAGGACCAGGAGTATGCCAACGAGGAGCTAAATAGCCTAATGAAGAAGTATCGCGAGAATGAGGAGGCTCGCGACACCTTTTACACTGAGCAGAAGAATCGTAAGGTGGCGTCTGTAAAGAGCCGCAGCACTGAGGATGCCGAGACAGTTGCTGGCGTGTCTGGCTCTTCCTCTGCTCCTGCCGAGCCTATGATTAGCCTTCAGAAGGATGATTCTGTATCTTCTCCTACAACAGGGGCATATGATGGGATGTTCTCTGGTCCTGCCGACCTAGCCATTGCCAGAAAGATTGAGGCAAAGAATACATAGAACGGGTTAGCCTGACTGTGTTAAATGGGTATTCTATGTTTTGATGCTTAAGTGGTATCCACACAAGCATCAAATAACCTTTTAGACCAACGGGCATTTCAAATGCCCGCCGGTCTAACACAATTATACATTTCCAGCAGGCACTCCAAGAGGATTGGGGGCAGTCACACTCTGGCACTTGTTGTCCTGGCAAAACTGACCCTCGCCGCAGGTTACACCCACGCAGTCAGGATTGGCAAATCCGCTTACACTAGGGAAGAACTCGGGTGCGGCGGCCTTTAATAAAGGTAGTAGGGCAACGGCAACCAGAAGGCCAATTATAGCATACCATGTAACAGTTTTTAAAGCAAATTTCTTCATTCTAACCTGCCCTTAGAAATAAGGTGCGGGTGAGCCTGGAGGCAACAGAGGAACCTCGTTGCGCTCTACTACCCCAACAGGCTCTGTCTTTGCACAGAAACCATTAATACACTTCAAATGGCCCGGGCAAGGCATATCTACATGGCAGCGTGCTGCTTGACCTCCGTCAAACCCTTCACACATGGGTCTTCCCAGAAAGACTAGTAGCAGTCCTAGAACAAGTATTAACGCCAGGCAATATCCCAAATCCTTCATTACTAATTAAGCCTGTGAAGTTTCTAACCCTGGGGAAATTTGCGAACCTGAATCATCGGACCCTTCAGACGCGTTGCCTTTGCGGCATCATATTCATTTCCTTCTTCCTTATCTTTTGTATTTGACATGGCATGATTCCAGAACTCCTGTGCACCAATACGGAACTCGCCGTGCATTTGAGCCTTGTACCAAAATACGGTATCTTCCAGCTTATTGCTCTGAGAATTGTTGTTCATGACAATACATTCATAATTCTGCGTACACTGGTCCATGACCTGACAGAAGAATTCAAAGCTCGGAAAGGCACTTCCGTAGTTATCAAAAATGCGTTTCCTGTTTGTCACATATGGCTCTCTCAGAATAAAGCAGTAATCTACATTTGTTCTCAACATCGGAGGAATACCAAGAGGATATTGCATGGTAATGATGAAAAACACCTTTAGCCAACGACCGTTTAAGAAAAGATAACGAATATTCCTGTCGTGTAGCCAACTATCATCGTATAGACAGTCGTCCATGATTAAGAAGGCACGGGGGTCAGTTCTTCCAGCGCCGTATGCCTCAATCTCCTTTTGGATTTTCGCCATAATAACCTTCTGACGCTTACAGAAATTTGCGATAACAACTGGGCTATAGTCGCCGTGAATAAAGAGGGGCGGAATGAGTTTCTTGTAGAACTGATTGGACTCCTCTGTTCCACTAATAACTGTTCCAAGAGGCATCTCCTGGTGATGAAAGAGCAGGTCGCGAACAAGTGTAGATTTGCCAGTGCGTCTGCGCCCAATAAAAACACATACGGCATCCTGAGGAATCATTTTCATGTCGAACTTCCGGATACCAACATTAACTGCGGCAGCGTTATCTGTCATTGTAGCTGATATACATAGAAATATTTTTCACAGAATTTTACTACACGGCGCTCTGCGTATTGAAGCCACTCATCAAACCCCGAAGATTCGTTAGATGGATTCGTGTTTAACCCAAGGAATAGAAGTGTCCACTCCTCCGTGGAGGAAATATTCACGAGCTCCAACTATTCCAGGATACAAGGAAGTAACCTCTTTAACACCAATCATCAAAGAGTTTATCGGAGTACAAGAGTCTGAAGGACAGCTAGGCTCAGACAATTTGTTTGGCAGACTGAGAGAATTTGAGGGAAGTGGCGACTGTGTTATAGAGACTTTGGGACAGGGGCAGAAGCAGAAAACCTCTAAAGGATTCTGTAAGGTAACCCATATTCTTGACCCAGTTCTTAGTCTGAAGCACTATTACAAGAACAAGGGGAAGGGGGAATCGAGAATGGCAGAAAAGATGGATAATCCAATGAATCAGGCCTATATTGATACACTGGCGAATTATTTACTAGGTCAGCTTCGTGAGAGGGGAATTTCCCCCCATTTTTGCCTATTTTATGGAGGATTCAAGGCGGTTGCCGAGAAGTATAGATTTAATATAACGGAGGAGTTTGGAAGTTTTAGAAGATATAGAGAATTCTGGAATAGGAAGCGCGCTGGCGAGTTTAATTTACATGTGGAAAGAGATGACGACGATTCAGTAGAGCACGAATTATTTAAAACGCCCCAATCCTCTCTTCGTTCGACTGCATTTTCCTATAGCACAGATTCTTCAAATTCTTCAGATTCTAGTAGTTCTGATGGGTCCCATGAAAGTCTTGACATGATTACGTCAAAGGATTCAAAGATGGTAGAGCTTGAAAGCGTTCATTCTTTTAAAACAGGGTCTTCCGCAACAGATTCAGAGTCAGATATGTCATTAAGCGATAATGTATATTCAGTATATTCTGAGTTTACTGATTATCCTGTTATGATGATTTTCCAGGAGAGAATGGAGGGGGTTATTGATGATATGTTAGAGGATGATTCACTAGTTGGCGCCACACATGGGTCTGCCGAATGGGAGGGACGCTGGATTGCCTGGACATTTCAGATTGTTGCCGCACTCTGTGCCGCCCAAGGCGTTCTCGGATTTACACATAATGACTTACATACAAATAATATTGTCTGGAGTGAAACCGAGGAATCTTGGCTATATTATAAGAATCGTTCTGGCGTGGTATGGCGTGTACCGACGTATGGTCGTATCTTCAGAATTATTGACTTCGGTCGTTCCATTTTCCGTGTAAAAGATAAGTGGTTTGTGAGTGATGATTACAACTATGGTGGAGATGCCGAGGGACAGTATAATTTCGCCTGTACAAAGAATAGTAGAAGCAGAAAGATTTATCCTAATCCTTCCTTTGACCTCTGTCGCTACGCCGTTAGTGTAATGGACGCGCTATTTCCAGAAATGCCTGCCGAGAATTTGGAAGGTGCCATCTTATCCAAGGAGGGCTCTTGGACAATTCACGAAACGGAATCTCCTCTGTGGAATTTACTGTGGAAGTGGCTTCTGGACAAGGATGGGCGCAATGTGTTAAAGGAAGAAGATGGAACTGAGCGATTCCCTGATTTTGACTTATACAGTCATATAACGGAAAATGTAGTTGGTGCCAAG